GATGAAGTGTCTAAAAGAGATAAAGGAGCATTAAGAAGTCATATTTTAAATTATTTAAAAGATGAAGGTGAAAAACATATTAAGGATATTGAAAAATATATTTTAAAGGATAAAAAGTTCACTAAATTTTATGATAATTTATTTAATTCTGATATTAAACAGTTAGAAAATTATATGACTAATCAAGCAGGTACTAAAGATGAAACCGAACATTTCTTTAAACCAACAAACAATCATAAATTTAAAGCAGAACTAAATGTAATTGCTAAATATAAAACTCCAGATGATATTAGACATGGTAAATTTAAATTATATATGCGTGAAGATGGTAATTTACAATTTTTGATACGAACAAATAAATTACTAGCATGGACAATTAAAATTAATAATGTTGATGATGTGTTTAATTTATTTGGTAAATCTAAAAAATTCCCTGCTCAAATAGAAGATAATATATCTAAGGATAAATTAATAGACCAAGGGAAGGTTGAATTAGGAGTTCAACGGCATGGTTATCACGAATATATATTAGAAGGTAATAAATTTTCTTCTAAGTTGCATTTTAGAGTATTGCCAGTTAAAGGTGCTGAATATTGGTTAGCATTTACTGGAACACAAATTAAACCTGTTGATGAAAAATCAGATGAGGGTGTTTGGGATATATCTAATGATAAGTATAAAAGTTTATCATTTTCAGCACTTGAGTAGCGGGTCATTAATATAGTATAGGCAAGGTGGTGGAGAGTGTCAGAAGTAGCAGACAATAACCAACATGAGTTTGTAATACTCAAATCAGATGATTTACATATAGCCGGTTACGCATCATTAGAAATAGTAGATAAGCAAAATGATTTAATTACTTTGAAAGCATTAGATGAAGCAACAAAGAAGTTCATTAAAAACCCAAAATATAGAAATGTAATGACAAATCATTCAAATGTTCAAGTTGGTGAAGTAGTTAAAGAATATAGAGATTCAAAAGGAAAACTATGGAAAACAGAAGTTGATGATGTAGGATTCTTTGTAGTAATTAAATTAAGAGATGATATTGAAAAAGCCAAAGAGGTTTCAAGAGATATTAGAAAGGGAACATTAAGGTCTTTTAGTATTGGTGGTCAAGCATTAGAAAAGAAAAAGAAATCTCATGCTGAACATGGTGAATATAACGAAATATCAAAATTAGAACTCCACGAAATAACAATTTGTGAAAAAGGAATTAACCCAGAAGCACGATTTGATATATTAAAAATGGATGGAGAAAAAATGAGCAAATTAGAAAAAGCAATAGCAGAATTAAATGAATTAATGAATAAAGAATGTAAAGGTGAAGAGAATATGACAGATGAATATGAAGAAACTGAATTTGATGATGGATTAGATGATGATAGATTAGATGATACATTTGAAAGTAAAGAAGTACCATTAGAAGAAGAGGAAGTTGAAGAATCTACTGATGATGGAGAATGGAGTGATACAGAAGGTAAAGCATTTACTGATTTACCAACAGGTCAAGTTGAAGCGGGTGAAGCCGGTCAAGTAATTGTTGAAGGTGGTAATCCCCGAAATAAGCATACTCAAATATCAGTAGTAAAAGGCTTTGGTGTTGATTCTCTAAATCTATCAGAAAATAATTTGGAGAAAGCATACAAGCAATTTAAGGCTGAAAATCTTGAAAAAATTGCATTTGATAATTTGAATGATACTTTTTCAACTCGCTTTAATAAAGAAGTCGAAGTTAAGAAAGCAGAAATAGCAAAGAATAGTTATGATGCACATTCAGAAGTTAGTGAACTAAAGAAACAATTTAGTGAGTTACTAACTTATTTGCAAGATAATAAAGATAATACAATTATTAAGCAGCAACAAAATATTGACAACTTACAGGTTCCATCATCCGAAGAGATTGCTAAAATGTCTTGGGGAGATTTGGATGCAGAAATAAAGAGATTGGCAGGTGAATAAATATGACACAATATATTAATACGATAAAGGATTTGGAAGCAAGAACCTACGGTTTAAGCCCCGTTGGTGGTAATCAATTGCTTAAAGGTGGTGGAATTGTTGGTGGTTTGGTAACAGGTCACGATTCAGCAATTGGATTAAATGGAACAGCAGGGCCAAATCTATCGGCTCTTTACAATAAAATCTATGGTCAAAAGGTTTGGTCAATGATTAATCAAGAAATTAACCCATTAAGTGTTTTACCAAAGAGGCAATACACACAAAGCGGTTGGAGAATTATGACTAGCAGACCATTAGGCGGCTCAAATCCGGCTTTTGGTATTGGAACAACCAGTTATTCGGCTGGTAACTCTATGTTAGCCCCTCATGCAGACGAAATAGGCGGTGTTCAAGAAAATGCGGCTTTAGATGCTACGGGCCTTCAATCAGTTGCACCGGAATATGATACATTATTTATGTCACCAAAGACAGTTGCACATATGTTTGCATACAGCGAATTAGCGGCTGAAATGGCAAAAATTGACGATGGAATCGGTGATTTAAGGGCTATTGTTCGTGAAGATATGGGTAAGTTACACGCAGAAGTGCAATCAAAAATGCTAGTAATGCCATTAGAGAATTATGATTTAGATGGTGGTGGTTCCGCTTCTCCAAGTGGCGCACAGACTTATGCAGATATGGAGCGTAATTATACTTCATTACATAAGGTTATTTGCTCTAGTGCTGAAATTCATGAATTAGCAGTACAAAACATTATTGCTTCGGCTAATGGTGCGGGTGCTTCAACTGATATTGGTTCATTATATGGTAATACTGATAGGACAGCATCAACAGCAATTGGTTCAAGTGTTGGATATATGGATGCAACAGTTAATTTGGGTGATGGTTATGCCGCTACCGAGCAAAGAACATTAACTTTGAGTATTCTAAATGCTTTAATTCAACAGTTAAGACTTGCAGGTGGAACTCCTAAAGTAATTCTAACAGGATTTGATACAGTTCAAGCAATTGCTGACTTATTACAGGCTCAAGAGAGATTTATTGATGGAAAAGAGATTATTCCTACTCATGGTGGAGTTAAGGGTGTTAAGGGTCAAGAAGTTGGATTTAGGGTTGCTACCTACATGGATATACCATTAATCCCTTGTAAGGATATGCCAATTACTACACACGATACATTAACAACAGGTGTTTCTGATATGTTATTCTTAGATACTGACCATTTATGGTTTGCAACGCTAAAGCCGACTCAATACTTTGAAGATGGTATTAATCATGGAAACCCATTCGGTGTGGGTACTCTCGGTAATAAGGGTATGTTCCGAACAATGGGTGAAGTAGGTTGTTCATTCTTTAAGGGTCAAGGCAAAATTACTAACATAAAGTGAGGTGATTAAAAATGACACAACAATTTATAACAATAATTGCAGACCATAGGGGGGTTGCCCGCCCTAGAGTAGTTGGAGATGAATATGTCGTGGATGCTTTTGTAAAAATGACTGTATATCATGATGCAGATGTGATTAACGCTTCTGATGTTGGATTAAGTACAATTACAGCCGCAACAATAACGGGCCAATCCTTAGCATCTAATGATGGTAAAACTGGTGCTTATATTGCAGTAACTAATGTTGCAACTGGTGTTTATACAAGTGAAAGTAGTATTAAAATAATTGCTTATGACAATGATGGTGATTGTGCTATATATTCTGATGGAACAAACTTTGATGATGTAACATGGCGACTCCGCATTTGGGGCCTTATTTGAGGCGATTAAATGGCTACAATGACTAATGTTAGTCAAAGGCGTTTTTATTCAAAAGCCGATGGTGGCTTTTGTTTAATGCCTAATGATTCAAAACAGATAACTGCTCAACACGCATTGTGTTATTTAGGTAATGACCAATTAGAAGTAGCATTTACATCTAATGATGATTTTAGCAATATTTCTGAATTAAGACTTTTAAGTTTAAAACGCACTTTAAATTTAGATGAAAATTTATCTACTAAGGATATAATTAATTTATATAAACCTAAGAAGAAAGTTACTTTGCCTAAATCTAAGCCTAAAAAACCTAAAAAAGATGAAGAATGACCGCTAACCTTATATGGTATCGTCATTGTGGCATGAATAAGGTGATTTAATGTCAGCAGGTTGTAGGTCAAGTGGATTAAAAGCGACTAGTAGTTTAATTTATAGTGGAAGAACTAAA